TTTTTCTTTTTTTTTTTTTTTTTTTAGATGGGGGGTCCCCCCGTTTTCCCCGGGGGGCGCCCCCCCCTGCCACGAAAACCATATAAAGGTTGCCGACCCTGCCGGCGGATACATCAAACAGACTGCCCTTGTCTGGAACGTCGAACGTGCAACCTGCCGCAACTGTGGCGCCGTCTGGGAAGGTGAAGACGGCATGCGTGACCTCGCTACCCGAATCCTCTAGCAACGAAATCAGTCCACCCCGCCCCACCACGTGTTAATCTGAATGCACCTCGGGGAAACTGTGCCATCCCCAAGGCTAGGGATATTGCGTAACGTGCCACACTAAGCCCCGTAACTGTTTCTGGTTATGGGGCTTACGCATACCTAAAAGGAGCGCATCGCACCACGCGGCGCTTGTTGGTCTGTGTAGCCCAATGGTCGAGGCGGCTGGATATAAACAGCAGACTCTCGGTTCGATTCCGAGCACAGGCGCTATCACGTAGTTTAATCAAAATGGCCGGGAGAGGTCCCGGACGATGCAGGTACCCAACCCTGCCGTGGTTCAATCACCATTTGATAATTCAAGAGAGTTAGGCGGTATCGCCATGCGAGACCCGTACAGTACGCCGGTTATTCGCCCTGGCAAAGATGTTCCGCCGCCGTATCCTGATCCGGTTGGAGATACTGCCGCCGCGCACGTCGATAATGCACGTAATCAGGAACATCTCAAGAACAAAGTGCGTGACGTCATGAATGGAGCAATCAAGCACAAGGCTGTGGGTATTGATGGGAGAATGCAATGGCGCTAACACCCTACTACCAGGATGACGCGGTAACCCTTTACCACGGCGACGCCCTGCACATTCTGCATGAGCTCGCAAAAGTACAGCCGGGTACCGTGGACGCCGTTATTACCGATCCGCCGTATTCATCGGGCGGAATGTTTCGAGGCGACCGCGCACAGCCAACCAATAAAAAATATTTGTTCTCAGACTCGGGCAGTCATGAACGGCTCGCTAACTTCGCTGGCGATAATAAAGACCAACGCGCTTTTATGCTGTGGATGAGTCAATGGCTTACCGACGCGGCTACGCTCACAGTACCCGGCGGCATCCTTGGGTTATTCACAGACTGGCGGCAGCTACCGGCTATGACCGACTGCCTACAATTCGCCGGGCTTATCTGGCGTGGTATTCTCCCGTGGTCTAAACCGAATGGCCGCCGCACACAAGGACGTTTCGCGAACACCGCCGAATATTTCGCATGGGCAACCAACGGAGCCCGCTCCCTCGACGCAGGCAACACACTAGCCGGGCATTGGGTACAGTCCACCCCATCAGCTAAAAAGCGTATGCACCAGACCGAGAAGCCGGTCGAACTCATGGAGCATCTGGTATCCGTCACCCCTGCAGGGTCTCTTATCCTCGACCCATTCGCAGGTAGCGGCTCAACTCTTATCGCCGCAAAGCAAACCGGGCGACGCGCTATCGGCATCGAACTCACCGAGCATTACGCCGAACTCACCGCGAAGCGGCTAGAGCAAACACCAGATACTTTACATATCCCACTCGATAAGGCGCTGGCATGACCGGCAGTCTCGACACGCGCCGATACCGGCAGCTACGTGCGCGCTTCCTTGCTGAGTGCCAAGCCGCCGCGGCACCATGCTGGTTATGTGCACAGCCAATCGACTACACGATTCCCTGGCGCGATCCTCACACGGGGCAGGTCAATGACGATGCGTTTGAACTCGACCACCTTTACCCGCGTTCAACACATCCTGAGCTTTCCGAAGACTATGGTAATTTCCGAGCGTCGCACCGGTCATGCAACCGTGAGCGCGGTAATAAAATGCCGCGTGGTGGTTTGGGTGTTCCGACAAGGCGTTGGGTGTTGGAGTGAGTGGCTGCCCCTCCCCCACTACGGGGGTAGGGGCGGTAAATTTTCAAATTACCTTTCGGGTGGCCTCTTCCTGGGGCGCTCCCTGTCTCTCCCCCCGATAGCGTTAGGGGGGTCGCGTGCGTGCGTGATTATAATTCTTTTTATTTTAAATATCAAGTTTTGTGGGTTGTGGGGTTGATTATATGGCTCGCAGGGCCCAATTGCTGAATAAGGTGGAAGAATCCATCCGCGCAGCCCGCAAGAATAACGCTTTTAGCCCCGTCGATGAACTCGCTATCGCCACCTTGAAAGACTATGCGCGGCTCATTGATGACGCCCGCAATATCTGGGAGGTCGAAGGCGATATAGAACCTCTTAATAAAGCACTTGCTGTTTCTGGTGCACACATGACTAAGCTCATGGCCGCGCTCGGGCTTACGCCGTTGGCGCGTGGTGAGCTTGGCCCTAAGTCTGAGGATGGAGGCGACGGTATTGATGAACTCAAAGAGCGCCGCCGCCGCAAGTTCGCCGCTGCGCGGGAAAACAGTACCGCGGCTGTGGACTAAGCCGCTGCGTGAGCTTACCGAAGAGACAACATTCGGGTTCGAGGCAATCGAATTTATCGAAAAACAGCTCGGGCGTGGTCTTCATCCCTGGCAGAAATGGTTTCTGATCCATTCGATGGAACTAAAAGAGGGCTCATTTACATGGAGCGACTTCCCGATTTTTCGGTTCAAGACAGTTGTTCTTTTGGTGGCACGTCAGAACGGTAAAAGCTACATCATGAGCTCACGGCTACTATGGCGCATGCTCATGTGGGACGGGCCGGAAGAAAACCCGCCCCTAGTGCTCGGTACCGCGCATAAGTTGCGCCTGGCGGAAGAAATTCTCGACCTGTCATTTAACGCGCTCAAGAAATCCGCACAGCTACGCCGGTACATTGCCAAAAAGAAGGACACGAACGGCAATAAGCTCTTTCAGCTCACGAACGGCGCCCGGTATGTGTGTGAGAGCGCATCCGATGACGGCGGGCGTGGTCTTTCGGTCATTGATCTAGCGTTTGATGAGCTGCGCCAGCAGCGCGAATGGTCGGCATGGTCTGCCATGACGAACACCACGAACGCTATCCATTCCTCCCAAGTTATCGCTGTCTCGAACGCTGGTGAGGCGAAATCCGACGTATTACGGTCCCTACGTGAGAAAGCTCTGAAAGAGATTGAGGAACGTGCACATGCAGAACATGATTCGAACTATTATCCGCAAGACCCTTCGTTGGGTCTTTTTGAATATTCTGCGCCCGATGATTGTGACATTTGGGACCGTGAAGGGTGGGCGCAAGCCAACCCATCCTTGGGCTTCCCTTTTGGTCCAACCGAAGACACGCTCGCTTCTCAAGCGGCGCTGGTAGGTGAGCCGGGAGCCGGGATGCCTGAGCATAAATTCCGCACGGAGAACCTTTGTCAGTGGGTGCAGGTCGCCGAAGATGGCATTTTCAAGCAAGAAGACATTGACGAATGCACCGACGAAGCGTCGGAAATCGCACCGGATTCGCCCCTCTACCTCGGGTTTGATGTGTCTAAAGACCGGTCGATGACCTATATCGCGGTCGCCGGGTGGCGTGATGATGGGTTGCCTCATGTTGAGGTGATCGCCCGCCGCGCCTATACCGAATGGGTACCCAAGTACCTTGCTGAAAAGTTGGCGTTCACACCCGAAGCGTATATAGCGCAAGGCCGCGGCGCCCCTGTGAGTACCATCCTCGATTTCGTCGAGCAAGAAGGTACTGAGGTAACGCGGTGCGAAGGCACCCACCTGCCGAACAGTTGCGGGCAATTCTACGACAGGGTAATTCAGCACACCATACGGTGGGGAAACCAACCAGACCTATTACTAGCTTTGGCAGAGGCACAGGTAAAGACGATGGGTGATTCCTGGATTTTCAACCGGGATAAATCCCCGGTGGATATTGCCCCGCTCTGCGCCGCATCGGTCGCCCTGTGGGGGCTAACAACCGGCGTGAAAAAGGAAAAAACAGCGTCAGCATACACGGACGAATACGAGAAGTGGTGGTAGCATATGGCATCCTCAGCAGGCCGCGTTATTGTTGATGCTCTACGCTCCCGCGTCTCCCGCGCCGCTGGCATGTTCGCCGGGCGGCCCGTGCAAATCCTGGTGAACTCCCAGGGTCTCGATAACGGCAGCCCCGCACACATGACACCGGAGGAGATGTGGCGTACTCAACCGCATCTGCGCACGGTCATTGATTTTCGAGTGCAGCAGGTCTCCCAACTCGGGCTACACGCTTTCACTATGAAAGCTGACGGCGACCGTGAACGCGACCGCACCTCAACGGTGGCGCGCACACTGTGCATACGCCCCAACAATTACATGACCGGATCGGAGCTCATCGCCGACCTGGTGGGAAATCTCGACCTGCACCACCGCGCTTACTGGTTCTTCCTCACCGGCGAGAGTGGCGAGATTGAAATTCACCCATTCCCGGCATCATGGGTCAAACCAAGCTACGAAGGGTACATGGCGATCCGCCATTATGAAATTCTCTCCCCCTTCGCCGATGAGCCCGTAAAAGTGCCACCGGAGAACGTTATTGAATTCACCGGCTGGAACCCCGTACCAGGCTCGGACGCATCCCCCATCGAGACGCTACGGCTGACCGCTGAAGAGCAATACCATTCCCGCAAACACCGGGTACAGCTGTGGAAACGCAACGGACGTGTTGGCTCATATCTGACGCGCCCTGCCGCCGCCCCGAGCTGGGACAAAACAGCCCGGCAACGTTTCTATGAGATGTTCGAGGCTTTCACCGGGGACACCGGGTCCCGCGCCGGTGGCACACCACTACTCGAAGACGGTATGGAGCTCAAACGAGTCAGCTTCAACTCTGCCGACGAGCAATGGGCCGAATCCGTTCGCCTCTCCCTGCGTACCGTCGCACAGGTATATCAGCTGCCGCCGGCAATGGTCGGCGATTCCGACGGGGCAACCTACGCGAACATGCGCGAATTCAACAAAATGCTGTACACCAACACGCTCGGGCCGGTACTACGCAAAATCGAAGACCGCATTAACGCCTTTGTGTTGCCAAAGCTCGGAGCCGACGAAAACACCTTTGTTGAATTCAACGTACAAGAGAAACTACGCGGCAGCTTCGAAGAACAAGCCTCCATCCTCTCAACAGCCACCGGCGCACCCTGGATGACACGCAACGAAACACGCAAAATCCAGAACTTACCGGCGGTCGAGGGCGGCGACGAACTCATTACACCGCTAAACGTCCTCATCGGCGGGCAAGCGAGCCCGCAAGATGGCGGCGATCCAAACCCGGTAGGAAAAGCCCTACCCCTGGACGTCATTCGCAACCATCTCAAGCGCGTCGAGCGAATCATCCCCTCAAAGGGCATGCACCGGGGAAGATTCGAAAAAGAACTGACCCAAGACCTCACCGGCCACACCGACACACCGGCGGCGCTCGCTCAGCGGGTGTACGACCTGATAGAGGCCAACCCACAAACCCCCATCACGGGGGTTTTGTCGTATCTAGAAGGAGACACCCTATGAGTCTGCTGTATAAAACCGCTGTGCTGAGCGACCTCACGGTCAAAGAGGCCGCCGACAGTACCGGTGAGACTGGCGTATTCGAAGGTTACGCCTCAAAGTTCGGGAACGTTGATTCTTACGGCGACATCGTTATCAAGGGCGCATTCACGGAGTCACTGGCAACGTATAAGCCCGGCGGTGCAGGTATCCCCTGCTACTGGGCTCACCGCATGGACGATCCAGAAATGTGCATCGGGGAAACTCTCGCCGCCGTCGAAGACGAAATCGGTCTGAAAGTCACCGTCCAACTCGACATCGACTCAAACCCGAAGGCCGCCCGCGCCTACGAGCTCATCAAAGCCGGGCGCGTGGCGCAAATGAGCTTCGCCTACCAAATCGACGACGCCGAACTCGTCGAAAACGACGACGCCCCCGGCGGTGAAGCATACGAACTTCGCAAGCTCACCATCTTTGAGGTTTCCATCGTCCAAATCGGGGCTAACACGGAAACCGAGATAACCGACGTCAAAAACGCGGTTACCCGTCTAAAGGCCGGCAGAAAAATTTCTGCCGCCAACGCCGAACTTCTCGCCCAAGCGCGAGACCTCATCAACAAGGTTATTGACGCCACCGACGACGACGGTAGTTCCGAGGAACCAGACGACGACACAGCCCAGGAGCGGGAAACCGCCAAAGCTCAGGATCGCCGCCCGGTCAAAGAGCGCACGCTGTCAGCAACGGAGGCCGAAGACCTCAAAAAACATTTCACCTGGAAAGGAAGCAACTAAATGGCTACCATCCTTGAAGATATTCAGCAGGTCGAGGCCGAAGCCAACGACATTATCGACCGCGGCCTCAAGGAACATATCACCGCCGCCGACGAAAGCCGCCTTGAAGAGCTCAAGCAAAAGCACGAAGCCCTCACCAAGCGGTACGATAACCTGAACGCATCGCGTGACCTATTCAAGGGCATCGGCACCCCTCAAGAGTCTGCACGGAAGCAGCAGGGCGCACCTGCCGCTAAGTCTCTCGGTGAGCACGTCGCT